CATAGATAGTAGCAGGATTAACGGCTTGCCGGGTACTATAAACCATAAATATCCTGAAAAACCATTACGAGAAGTTATCTGGTTAAAAGAAGATAATATAAACGACATCATATCAGAAATAGAAAAATTTAAAGTTAAAAAATATAAAAAGAAAGATATTAAAGTTAGTAATAAAGATAAAAAATCATTTGATATCTATGAAACAGCAGAGTGGAAATTGATTGAAGACTATGTTTTGCCTGAAGGAGATATTCATCGTCAATTACTTCTTGCTTTGAAATTATTATTAAAAAAATATGAAATCTATGACTATTCAGAAATTGAAGAAAGACTAAAAGAATTAGATTACACAGAGGATATGTCTTGGGAAGATTTAGATGATTATCAATATACTACTTCGCTGTATAACAATTGGTGTCTTAACAATTATGATTTTTGTTTAGAAAATGATATTGATTTACCCTACGAAATTGTTAAAAGAAAATATAAAATAATTAAAAATTTCGACTGTCAAATAGACATTTTAAATTTTGTTGATAAAAATAAAAAAATATCTGATTTCTTTGTATTAAAGAAAACAATAATTGAATTAAATAATTTATTATCACAGAATATTGATGGAATAAGATATTATGACTATAGAAAACTGGAGGAAGTTTTAAAAATAATTTGTAAAGATAAATTGTTTGAATTTATTAAACATTACGACTTGATGATAGACTTGTCAAATTTATAGAAATATTTATATATTAGTAAAAATATAAAAAATAATATAAAAACTATGGGGATTATATAACAATGAAACGAGAAGAATATTATAACAAAGAAGTTTTTTTTGCTTGTAATGATGAAGTTAAAGAAAAATTAAATAAGTTTTGTGAAGATAAAAACATACCGCAATATGTTGTTATTACAAAAGCTTTAAAAGATTTTCTTAAAATAAAAGAAGTTACAATAAGCGAAAAAATATTATTAGAATCCATGAAATAACGGCCGAATGGTCAATATACGGAGGAAAACTAAAATGGAACAAGAAAATAACCAAAAAATCTTGGCAGACTTCAATAAAGAAGTTGAAAAAGAACAGGACAAAGTAGAAAAAACAACTGAAGAAGTTGAAGAAAAAGTTGAAGAAGAACCTACTGAAGAAGCAAATAAGAAATTAATTGATTCTTTGGAAGATTTTGAACCAACATTTTCAGAAAAAACACCTGAAGAAGTTGAAAAAGAAAAAGAACAACGTATAAAAGAACAAGGAGAGAAAAAAGAAGCAGACGGAAGAATTCTAACAATTAAAGAAATTTCATTAACAGAACCTAAAATTTACAAAATGGTTAATGATGAAAAAGTATTTGTTCCACCAACTAAAGGAAATAACTGTGAATACTACGATATTAAATTAAAAGTTAAATTTGAGGAAGATAATATCGTTGAATACTACGGAAATTTAAAAGTTTGGGTTAACGATGACAAGCTTTCTTCAAATATAAATATTTATCGTGCAGGACATTCTAAAGTTTCTGTTTTATCTAAAATGGCTTTAGTAGAAATGGCAAAACAAGCAAAAGCAGACGGACATGAAGACTTTGAATTAGTAACAGAAATTAACAACGATAAAGTTCAATATGTTGTCAAAGGCGATAAAGAGAAATTTGATAAATTTTCTAAATCAATAAAAGATAAAGAAATATTTGATTTCTTAATTGGAAAGAAAGTCAAAATAAAAACATCCAAAGGTGTTTATGACGGAAAAAGCTGGTTCAGGAACGATATTGAAAAAATAATTGTTGAATAAATAATTATTTTTATTTTTTATTTTAATTAATATGGAAAAACTAGAATTTAATTTATCAGCGTCTTCGTTAAATTTGTTTTTGTCTAGTGAGGTACTATTTTATTACACCTACATAGATAACGTTGAACCTGATACTTATGTAACTCCTGTCTACGGATTAGCAGGAAATGTTGTGCATGAAACATTAGAGTATTATATCAAAAATCATGGACAAGTTAAAAAAGAAGACATTATTAAATTATTCTATGACAAATGGGAAGAAAAAGAAATACCTAAACATCGAGCAGCATTTGGAAGAAGTTTTGAAAAGAAAAAACCAGATTATTTGTCTTGTGTTAAAAAAGGCATGAAAATAGTTGACGATTTGATAGAAGAAGGCTATACATTAACTGCTGAAGGTGAATTTAAATTCAAATTCTTAGATAATAAATATATAACTTGTCAATTAAAAGGATATATAGATGTCATTGCAAGAAAAGGTGATGAAATTATTTTTATTGATTGGAAAACAAGTTCTTCAGTTGATACTGGTGACGGATTTAAAAGACAAAGTTTGATGTATAATTTGTTAATTTATCTAAAATATAAAGTAATTCCTAAGGAAGCAAGATTTTATTATTTAAAGATACTAAATCAACCAAAGAAATATAAATTTAAAAAAGAAGAAGTTGAAGAATTTTTTGAATTCTTAAAAACAATAGTAAGAAAAATTCTTAAAAAAGGAAGAAATATTGATAACTATGAATTAGGTGATTGGGACACTTTTTTCAATGATAAAAAGAAAAGATGTACTGAGATATATAATTCAAGAAAAAAGACAGAAAGGGTTTTTAATTTAACAATAGCAAATTCAAAAATAAATATTGAAGTAAACGACGAAAGATTTTACAAATTACTAGATGTAAAATATTCTTATTTAATCAATGACAGATTTTTTAGTAATTTGTATAAGAAACGAATTTGGGACGGAAAGAAACATCTTCTTAAAAATAAAACACTTAATATTGGTTTTTTGAATAATGTTCAAGAATTTATAAAAGATTATTGTAATTATTATAAAATACCTTATAAAATAAACATAGAAGACAACAGGGAACAGAAAATAGTAAATAAAAAGTATAATATTAAATTCAAAGAAAATAAGTTTGAATTAAGATATTATCAAAAAGACTCAGTTAAAAAAGCTATTGAAAGTAAAATAGGAATAATAAATTGTTGTACTGGAACAGGAAAATCAATAATTGCTGCAGAGTTAATTAGACAGCAATCAAGATTAAGTTTAGTAATTGTAAATAGGATTGAATTAGTAGAACAAACAAAAGAAATGTACGAAGAATTTCTTGGAGTGAAAGTCGGTTCTATTTACGAAGGAAATGCTAACTACGAATTAATAAATGTTGCAAGCATACAATCTTTGATAGCGATATTAAAAAGAAAAAACAAAGACACTGACGAATTAAGAAAAATATTATATAATACGACATTAACTATTTGGGACGAAGCACAAAACGTTGTTAACGAAGGAATGTATGGAGAGATAGTTAAATTTCTAACAAACAATGTATATTTTATAGGAACAACAGGAACTGCATTTAGGAATGATGAACATACACTTCAAATGAATGGAATGGTTGGTTTTCCGATATATAATTATTCATATGAACAAGCATTAAAAGACGGATTCATATCAGAAGTAAAAAGTTATTTTATAGAATACGAACATGTTCCTGAGATCGGAAAATATCCCGAAGCATATAACAAAAACATAGTCAATAATGAAGTACGAAATAATATTGTAATAGATTTTGTAAATAAACATCGTAAAAATAAAAAAATTCTGATAATTACTAAAATGATAGAACATGGAGAACTGCTTAATAATAAAATTGATAATTCATATTTAATAACAGGAAGTACAGAAAGAAAACTTCGTAAAGAATGGTTTAAAGATTTTAAAGAAAATCAAGATAAAGTACTAATTGGTTCACAACAGATTTTTTCAACAGGAATAAATCTTCCTGATTTAGACATTATTATATCAGTGGCAGGAGGAAAAAGCAAAGTTTTATTGTTACAAACAATAGGAAGAGTAATGAGAAAATCAAATGACAAAAAATACGGATATTATATTGATTTTTTTGATAAATCAGAATATTTATTACAAGCATCAAAATTAAGAATGAAGACACTTAAAGATAATAATAGAAACTTTTCAATAGTAAAAAATTCATCAGAAATTTTGATAGAATAGAAAGGTTTATATATTATTTATGATATTAATACTAATATGGTAAGTATAAATAAAATCGGATCTGAATTAAGTTTGAAGAAACATAACTTGGTTCGTGAAATAGAAAGATTGAATTCTGATTATAAAAATCATGATATCAATCAAGAAAAAATAAAACAACTAAACTCTGAATTAGAAGTTATAGAAAAACAATTAAAAGAAAATTTAGATTTAGAGTTACAAAAAAGACAGGAGGTTTTGACAAAAATGGAAGAAGAAAAAAATATGATTGTTGATTCTAAGAGAGTATCTTCAGAACTTAGGAAATACAACGCAATTTACAAAGACAAAATACAAGAATATAGAGATTTAATTGAAAAATTAAACGAAAACAAAGCAGAGAAAATTAGATTAAGAGAAATTAGAGTAAAATTACATGGAATTAAGAAACAAGAAACAATCTCTGAAGAAGACAAAAAATTTATTTTGGGTTTAGAATAAATGGGTTTAGCAATAGTTGGCGGAAAAGAAACTGAAACGGGTGTTTATTTAAAATTAAGAGTTAACGGAGAAGAAGTATACAAAAACGTCCCGTTTCAGAATTTCTTTTACGTTGAACTTTCAGATTATTATGATAATTCTATAGATTATTTGTTTAGAAAGTTTAAATATTCGACAACAAAAATAACAGATAAATTTAACAAGCAATTTGTTAAAATAACACTAACGAACAATTTTGACAGAAAAAATATGTTGTATACTTTATCTAAATTAAATATTACTTCTTATGAATCTGATTTAACAGCTTATAAAAGATTTTTAGTAGTTCATGATTTCGACTTAGATTTGTCAGAATTAAAAGTTGCATATTTGGATATTGAAACAGATGACAGAGGAGAATTTCTTAAAGATGATAGAGGAAATGTAATAGCAATTGGACCAATTCTAAGTTGTGCTATAGGTCCTCAGAAAGGAGAAAAGAAAGATATTAAGTGGTTTTATAATAAAAATATAGATGACCCTACAGGTGAATCTGAGAAACAATTATTAAAAGAAATTTTCGATGAATTAAAAAAATACGATGTTATGTCTGCATGGAATAACCTATCATTTGACGCTCCATATATCAAGCAAAGACAAGAAAAACATAACATGCAAAATTATTTTGACTGGAAATTTATTAATCTAATGGATGACTATTTGTTATTCAAAACATACTATAACAGGGAATATAAATCTTATTCTTTAGATTCAGTTGCTGAACAACTTCTTGGACGAAATAAAGTTGATTTTAGTTCAATAACAAATAGTAATAAAAAAGGAAAATTTGTCGAGTTGTTTAAGAAAGATTTAAAATTATTTCAAAAGTATAACGAAACAGATGTTGAATTAATGCAATTGATAGAAGCAAAAGCAAATTTGTACCCAAATAAACTGGTTTTGTCAAAATTAACACAATGTCCTTTTTCTTTAACAATATATAATTCTATTTTAAACGATTATAATTATTTACGAAAAGCATATAGAAGAAATGTTATTTGTCCTTCTTCACCAACATTTAGAGAGAAAGAATCAAGAAAATTAAATAAAAGACCCGGAGGAGGATATAGTTTTTGTTATGAAACAGGATTAAATTTTAATCTTGAGACGTATGATTTTAAATCATTCTACCCATTAACAATGCTAACTTTCAATATTTCTCCAGAATTATATGTTACTTCTATGCAGCCACCAGTTGATGAATTGAATGAAATATTTAATTTAAAAGAACTAGAATTAATTGGCAAAGTTCTTAAATTAAAAGATAAGTATTACAAAAATGGAAAATTGTATGCTCAATATAATAAAGAAGTTGAGAAACTTGAAAAAGAATACGAATTAAAAATGTTTGATTTAATGTTTAAATTTATCGACAAATATGATGCTAAAGAAGCAAAAAGAGTAGCTAAAGAAAAAAATTACGTTGTTACTCCAGCTGATCTGAATAAAGACACTTATGGATGGTCATTTCATCCTCATAGATTTTATTTAAGAGAAATGGGTTTAATTCCTGAAATTCAAGAAGAAGTATTAACTGAAAGAGATAAGATTAAATATGAAATTAAAAGAAAAATTAAAGAAGACATTAATTATTTAAATTCAGATAAACACAAATCTGATCATTATTATCAAATTGCTATTAAAGTTTTAGGAAATTCATTATTTGGAGTATTGGGTGCAATTCATACTAGAATTTATAACTATGATGTTGTAGACAGTATAACGACTTCTTGTCGTTGGATAATAAAAAAATCAATATTATTTATTAAAAGAAAAGGTTATACAGTTACTGCTGGTGATACTGATTCTGTTTTCTTACTAACTAACTATAATACTGAAGAAGAAAGACAGAAAAATGTCGAGGAATTAGATAAGCTGTTTAAGTTATATTATATCGACTTATTTAAAGATTTTAATACAATTTATAGACGAAAAATAAAACATCCAGAAACAAATGAAGAAATTGAAGTTAATTTCTGGGAATTATTTGAACATGAACATACTTATAAAGCAATAATTAACACAGCAAAGAAACGTTATTATTATCTGGAGACAGAAACAGATAAAAATGGAAACAAAAAACAGTGGATTGAAAGTCGTGGTGGAGCATTCTTAAAAACAGACACAAATCCTCTTGCAGCTAAGTTGCAAAAAGAACTATGTTATGACATTATGACGAAGAATTACGACAAACAAAAATGGCATGAAAGACTATTAGATGTAAAAACTAGATGTTTTGATAATAAACTTGAAACAAAATATTTAATTTTTTCTAAAAAATATACTCGTCATCATGATGAATTTGGGAAAGTAATGATTGATAGCAAAACAAATGAACCAAAGTTAGATAAAAAAGGAAATGTTAGATTTTCACCTGTTCCAGTTCATATTAAACTAGTTAAAAGAAAAGAAAAAGATAACGTTAAATATGAAGTCGGAGACACGATAGAATATATAGTTAAAAAGCCAACAGAGAAAGAAGAAATTAGAACATACAAAAACGGAAAAACAAAGAAAGTAATTGTCAAGGAATCATCACAAGAAGGAATCACAGTAGAGGAATATGAAAAAGGAGAACTATATGATGCAGAGCTTTATCATCAAAGAATAATGACACCAATTATAGAAATTTTGTCTTCAGTTTATCCAGAAGATTGCTATACTTATTTCGCTGATTGTTGGTTTTATAGCAAAAAACAGCTTGATAAAATAATGAAAAAATATTTAGAGGAATTAGATGAATAAAATACATAAATATTTTATGGACGTTTGCAAGAGAACTGCAGAATTATCAACATGCAGTAGCAGAAAAGTTGGTTGCATTTTAGTTAAAAATAAAAGAATAATTGCTTGCGGATATAACGGGGTTCCAAGCGGAAAGAAACATTGCAATGAAATGTTTGATGAAAGTCTTATGTCAATAGATAAACAATATAGATTTAAACATCATGAATGGAGTCAGATAAACGAATTGCATGCAGAGCAAAATCTTATATGTTTTTGTGCAAAGAACGGAATAAAAACTGAAGACACGATATTATTTGTTACTTTATCACCATGCATTAATTGTTCTAAGATGATACTGTCAGCAGGAATTAAAAAAGTGTTTTATTTAGAAGAATATGATTTAGACGATGAAGGAATTAAGTTTCTAAAACGAAACAATGTTAAAATAGAAAAGTTTATATATTAAAAGTTATATTAAAATAAATATCAAGATGGAAAATATATTTAAAAAACAAGAGGAATTTCAAAAATTCTTAGGAACAGACATTAATTCGCAAGAATTTAGAAATCAGATGTTTTATGCTTTAATAGCAGAAGTTGTTGAAGCAGCAAATGAAACACCGTGGAAACCGTGGAAAAAGAAACAGAATCTAAACATTGATAGATATAGAGATGAGTTGGCTGATATTCAAATATTTTTGATAAACTTAGTTTTATCATCAGGTTTAGAATGGGAACAGTTTAAAGAAATAATAGAAAACAAACAAAAAATAAATTTGGAGCGTCAAAAAAATGACTACTAAACAATTCGATTTTTACATTGCTTCTGGATGGTTTTCAGAAGAACAAGAAAAAGCAAGACAAGAAATTTTAAAAGTATTAGAAGACTTTAATATTTCTGAATTTTTTAACAATAAACATATAAAATATTTTAGTCCTAAAGATGAAGTAATTTGTCCCAAAGATGCTGGAACAGATTTTCAAAGACAAGTTTTTGAAGGAAATATAAGAGCAATTAGGTCTTCTAGATTTTTAATTGTTTCTACTGTCGGAAAAGACATGGGGACTATTTTTGAGGCCGGATTTGCAAGCAGTTTAAGTATTCCTATTATATATTATTGTCCAGGACTAAAAGGAAATTTTAATTTAATGCTTGCACAAACAGCAGTAGCAGTAGCAACTGATGAAGATGAATTAAAAAAACATATATCAGGAATACTAGAAAATCCATTTTATTTTTCAGAATATAAAGGTGATATAGAATGATAGAAGAAAAAGAATTAGAAGTAGAAAAAGAATTAGAAGAATTATATTCGTTAAAGCATCTTATACGTTATAACAATTTACCAAGAATAAACAACGAAAGTGTTGCTGAACATAGTTTTTTTGTTGCGTTAATTGTTGAAAGACTTTCAAAAGATTATAATTTTGATATTTCAAAAGCAATTAGAATGGCAATTGTTCATGATATTTTTGAAATATATATTGGAGATACTCCTCGTAATATTAAGGATAAATTCAAAAAATTAGATAAAGAACTAGAAAAAGCTGAAATCGAAATTGTTAAGATTAAATTTCCTGAATATCATGAATTTATTACTGAATTTAATAATAAAAGCACTGTTGAAGGGAAGATAGTAAGATTAGCAGACAGTTTAAGTGTGTTACAATATGCTTCAACAGAATTAAGATTAGGAAGTACTTTTTATATGCCTAAAGTTTTAGATTCAGCAAAAAGAAATATTGAAACAATAAAAAAGGAGTTAGAAGAATACAGAAAATGAATAAAAAATATGTAGTAAGGGAAGACAAATGTGACATGACAACATTTAACGAAGTCGTTAGGTCGGAAAATTACCAAGAATTTATTTTTGGTCAAAATGACGTATTGCTTGACTTAGGCGGAAATACTGGTTATTTGGTTGTTAAATATCATGATAAAGTAAAACAAATAATAACAGTTGAACCAGATAAAGACAATATCGAAATAATACAAGATAATATTAAGTTAAATAATATTTCAAACACAATTGTTATTGACAAAGCAGTAGTTCATGATGATAAGAAACAAATATCATTCTACATCGTAAACGGAAAATCAACATCAATGAATAGTATATTCAAAACAAGAGGCAGAAAAGAAGTAACAGTTGGCTGTGTTAATATTAATTATTTAATAGAAACATATAATCCAACACATATTAAAATTGACATTGAAGGTGCTGAATTAGATGTATTAAATAATATTAAGACAGAAAATTTTAAAAACATAAAACAAATTATTTTTGAATATCATTTCAGTATTTTAAAAGACAAAAATAAGGAACAGTTTTGTCAATTAATAGAAAATTTAAAATCAATTTTTTCAGAAGTTAAGTATCAAGATAAAGAAAAATATTTCGGAGGAGCCACAATTGTGGTTTGTAACAAATGAAATTAGTAGTTTTTGAGGGAGTAGATAGAAGTGGAAAATCAACACTTGCAAAAGAATTTAATAAACAGACAAATTTTAAACATATTGTTGTTGACAGAGCATTTTTATCGCAAGCAGCATATTCTATTATTTATAACAGAGAGAAAAATTTAGATTCAATTCTATCAATGATTAGAAAATTAGGAAATGACTTAGTTGTCGTTTATGTAACTGCATCTAAAGAAACTATTGAAAAAAGACTATTAGAATCAAATCATGAAAAAATAAATTTAGAATTTGATACAAAGATGTTTGATTTTTTCTATGATTTAATATCTTGTAAAAAAATAACAATAAATACTGACAACAAACCTGTTTCAGATAATATAAATAAAATAATAAAATTTATAGAGGAAGAAAAATGCATGATGTAATTGTTCTTATCCCAGCATATAAAAGATTTATAGAGACAAAGAAAATAGTAAAATTGTATTCTGAATTAGGAGTTAAAAAAATATTTCTTGCAATTCAAGATTATACTTTTTTAGAAACAATGGAGTTAGTAGACATTTGCCCAAGAAAAGTTAGATATTTTAAAACTGAACCAGGAAACATCGGGGAAATTCGTAAGAAATTATTTAAATTTGCAGTAAATCATTCTTTTTATAGTGACATTAAATATATAATCATGCAAGATAATGACATTATTTATTCAGAAAAAGACATAAAATTGTTATTAGAAATAGCTAGACTAAACAAATACAAAAATATTAATGTTTTTTCACCGGATACTAGAAATATATGTTCAGAAGATGAATTAATTAAAATAGATAATCGTGCATTTAGTTTTGTTATTTTAAAATATGATAAAGTAAACCAAATATTCAAAAAATTATCACCAATACCTGCAAATGAAGATGCTGAGTTGATTTATTTATTAGGAAATAAGGCTGTATTAATAAATAACAAACTACTTGAAAAACCGCACATAGATGTCACCTCAGAAACTACAATTGAAAACAAAATAACAAAATTAAAAGAAAGTGCAGAATATTTATATAAAAAATATCCCGGAAAAGTTGAAATAATAACTAGACCAAGCGGAAAAACAATAGCTAAATTTAAACAGGAGGAAGATAAAGATGAATGAAAAAAATAAATTTCCGATGAAAATTAGATTCGGAGAACAAATTAAAACAGATTTTTATGACGACGAAAATAGCATTAAAATAAAAATGCTTGATTGGCCAAGAGGAAACTTTAGAAAGAGATGTGCAGACATGTCAAAAGCAACTTGGGCAGATAAACCTAAAAATTTAAAATCTGAAGAATCAAATGAAATTTTCATGAACATTTTGAAAGGAAAAATGCTTCCTAATTCATTAGAACATTTGAAATTCACTTTCTTAGTTGAAGGAATGACTTTGATAGAAGTGACACACTTATTAAGACATAGAATGTTTAGTTCTATTTTAGCACAATGCAGCGGCGACAGATTTTTGGGACAAGATTCAGCATATATTCCTACTTCTATTAAAAATAGCAAGTTTAAAGAAAGATACGAAAAAGTAACAAACGAAACAAAACAATTATATCAAGACATGATTGATAGTAAAGAAATAAGCTTGTTAGATGCTAGATATATATTAAGCAGAAATAATAGGTATTTTTATTACTTCACAGCAAACATTAAAGATTTAATAAGTTTTATTCATCAAAGAAAATGCACACAAATACAGCCAATTTTAGATAACAAAATGGCACATCTAATATATAATGAAATTTCTAAAATAATACCAGAGATAAAAGAAGTTGTTTCTTTAGAATGTAATAATAGATGTTTTTATGTTTCAACAGCAGATGATGATAATTCAAGAGTATATGCTCCTGATAAAAAACATAAAGATTTGTTGAAAAAATCAAAACGAAAAATGAAAACATTATATAGCAAAACCAGAAAAGAAATGGGATGCGAATTTAACCCTCAAGATGAATGTTGATAATATAGAAAAAACAATAACGGATAAAGAACTAGAAAAACAACAAAAAGAATATGATATTAAATATAACGAACTAGAACAACAGATAAGAGATAATTGCAAGAAGACAAACAGAATTGTTAACGAAGAAAAAATGAGATTTGTTATATTTAATTTAATCGGTGGGAGACCAAGAAGATGAAAGATGATAAAACAAAAATAATTGAATTATTAGAAGAAACAGAAAGACCTGGAATTTTAGATTTAATTAATTTTCTTGAAAATTCTTCTTTCTTTTACATGCCAGCATCAACAAAATATCATAGAACATACAGAGGAGGTCTTGCAAAACACAGTTTAGAAGTTTATTATTTATTAAGTGGACTAAATGAACATTTTAAGTTAAAAATACCTCATGAAAGCATTGTTATTTCTTCGTTATTACATGATATTTGTAAGATTGATAATTATATCTTTGTAACAGAAGACAATATAAGATATAATAAAGAAGTAGTAGATAAAAGACATGCAGCAAAATCATTAGATATAATTTCAAAGTTTATTGATTTAACAGAACTAGAAAGAAATTGTATTAAATATCATATGGGTTTTTATTATTGTTTTGAATTTAATTCTGATTGGGGTGAATATAGCATCTCCGAATTATCAGAAGCATACAACAAAACACAGGTTGTTAAGTTGTTTGCTTATTGTGATGATATGGAGTCTCAGTTTAAAGAACTAAGCGAAAAATAGAAAGGTTTATATATCATTTATGATATTAATAATAATATTAATACAAACATAGGTGATAAAAGATGTTAAAAATTAAAACAAGACGTTTAGGAAAAACAATACATTTAGTACAATGCAATTACCAGGAACCAAATATTCCTGAAGAAGAAAAAGAATATCAAATATTTGGAAAAGGACAGATCGGAACAAAAGAAGAATTTGATAAAATGTATCCACGAAAAGAGAAGTTATATTTTACACACCCAGAATATGATGAGTTTATGAGAGGTAAGATAAGAAAATGAATTCAGAAGAAAGAAAACAACTAATTGAGAAGTATTTTCAATTAAAGCAAAAAACAAACGAACTCAAACAGATCGAAAATGAAATGAAAGGAATTAAGACATTACTTTCAGAAGATTTCATAGAAAATAAACTAGAAAATTGTTTCATAGATGGAGTTGGTGCTTGTAACTTAGTATCAAGAAATTTAGAAACAGTAAACAAAGATAAAGTAAAAGAATTCTTGTCTGAAGAAGATTATGAGAAGTGTGTAACAAGAAAAACAAGCCAATTCTTAAAATTTGTAGATATAGATGATTTATCTGAGAAAAAGCTCGAAGAAATGAGGGACAGACAATGAATGATTTATTTGATATTTTTATGTTTTTCAATAGCATAGAAAATACTAGCGGTCTTAATGCTAAAAAAGAGATATTAGATAAAGCTGTAAAAGAATTTCCGATAGAAACAAGATATATTTTTGATTTAGTTTTTGGCGATTCAAAATTCGGAATATCTCAAACTTCTTTTAAGAAAATAATTGTTTATGACAAGTCAAAAAAATATAAAGACATCGGACAATTATATTTTGATAGCCTAAAAACAGGACAAGAAACAGAACTAATGTTTGACGATTTTGTTAAAATGGTCGAAAAAGTTGAAGAACTTTCAGGAAATAAATTATTAGATTATTTAAAAACAGAACTTAATAAGTATTGTAATTATAATAACAAGTGGCTAGTAAGAATATTTGTTAAAAATTTATTTTTCGGATTGAATTTAACAACAATAAATAAAGTTCTTTCAGACAATAATATCAAAACAATTGACAAATTCGGTGTCCAGCTTTGTGGTAAGATTTCTGAAATATCAGAAAATAAAACTTATCCAATAATCGCATCAGTAAAATATGATGGATTTAGATGTATTGTCAAGAAGGAAAACGATAAAGTTACTTTAATTTCAAGACAAGGAGAAATTTGCAATGACTTTCTTCCTGAATTAGTTGAAAGATTTTTAAAGATAAATGAAAACTTTATTTTTGACGGTGAAGTTATCAGCGATAATTTTAATGATATTAGCAGCAGAATTGGAAGAAAAGCAAAAAACATAAATTCTGATATTAATATAAAATATGTTGCTTTTGATGTGTTATCTTTTGATAATATCGATTTAAGAGATTGTTCACAACAAGACAGATCTGTAAGTTTATCATCAATACATCAAAAATATCATGATTTATTTGAACAAGAAGAAAGCAAAATATTTTTTGATAGAAAAAGTTTAGAACAGTATTATAACGAAGTAAACGAAAGAGGTGAAGAAGGATTAGTCTTAAAATATCTACATTCCCCGTACGTCGAATTTTCCAGAGATTCTTGGATTAAAATTAAAAAGTTCAAAGAAAATACTTTTAAAGTTATAGATTTCGGATATGGTACTGGAAAATATTGTAATGACATTAACAAATTTCAAGTAGCAGATAAAGATAATAAAGTTGTTTCTTGGGTCGGTAGCGGTTTCAATGATGAGCTAAGAAAAGAATGTGCTCTATTGAAAGAAGAAAATAAGTTAATAGGTTTATTTGTTGACATAAAATATCAAGAAATAGCAAGAAATAAGAATGATGACAAAATATCACTTCGTTTTCCTACTGTGTTAAAATTACGGTTTGATAAGACAGAAGCTGATAAAGTTGATTTACTAGATTAATCTAGTAGTTAGATTACTGATTATTAATATAAATATATAAGATTATCAGTTAATTTAACATGATTAATCTAGTAAATTATAGTAAAATTATTTATAAACAAAAGGGTGATTAAAATTAAAGGAATAAAAAAGTACATACAGGACAAAATAGCACAAAAATATCCATCATATTGCTTAGTATTAAGTAATAAGATGAAGAAGAGGACAATAATAATACAAGAAAAGATAATAAAACTTGATAAGAAAGTTGTCTACGATAACATACACGACAAACCTGAAATTGATAAAATAATTTCAGAAGTTTATAATAGAATACAGGTACGATAATATGTTAGAACAAATAAGACTAATAGAAATTGAACTTTTTTCACAATGCAATAGACAATGCAGTTGGTGTCCGAATTCTTACATTGATAGACATTCTGAAAATCATGAATTAGATGAAGAAGTTTTTATTAAGTTGATTGATGAACTTGCAGAACATAATTATTCAAAATATATAAGTTTTAGTAGATATAATGAACCATTCATGCATCGTGATATTTTAGAAAAAAGAATTGCACAAATAAGAGAAAGATTGCCTAACGTAACACTGGTTACTAATACTAATGGAGATTTCTATATAGGAGATATAGATATTGATGAAGTAACAATAATGGATTATGATAATAAACCAAGAACATTTGACAACTGCGTTATTACTTTTGATAATGGAATAAAGTGGCTTAGAACAAGATTAGGAAAAATAAACAATAGAGGCGGTTCTTTAGATATTAAGTCTGAAGTAAGAACAGAACCTTGTTTTGAACCTCAATATTTTGTTGGAATCGATTACACTGGAGATGTTACTCCTTGTTGCAATATCAGGGGAGATATTAAAAAACACCGAAGCATGATATTAGGAAATTTGCATGATGATTCGTTAGAAAATATATTAAATTCTTTTAATGCAAAACGAATTAGAAGAATTACTAGTTATGGCGGAATTTGTTTTCCAGAACCTTGTCAATACTGCAATAAAGAACCAGGACGTTATACAAAAGAGCATGGAGGAATAGACAAATGAAAAAAGGAATATTTATGCCAGGAAGATTAGAAAGCAAACGTCTTCCGAATAAACTAATTTTACCTATCGGAAAAACAAATCTTTGGGAAATTGCTTGTAAAAAATTATCAAAAGTATCAGATGATTTTGAAAAAGTCGTTTTGGTTAGCAAAGAAGATGAAATTCTTGCAAAAATAGCAAAAAAATATAAATTAAAAATTATATATAGAGACCCAGAAACTACTAAGATTGACAATCCAATACATCAAGTATTTAAAGACATCAAACAAATGGAAAGTGATATTATTATGTTTCTAAATCCTTGTCTGTTATTTCTGCGAAAAGAAAGCATTGAATATGCTTTTAATTGTGTTACTTCTGAAAGACCTTTTTTAGAAAGTGTCAAAAGATTTAATTCGTGGCTGTACGATGCGAATGGAAGACTTATTACTGATTTAGATAGAAAATCAATGAATACAAAATTTATTGAAGAATATTATGAACCAGCACATGCTTTCAGAATATTTGATAAAAATATTTTCTTTGAAACAGGACAAATGTCTTCAGACATTCCACAATTATATGAGCTAAGTTCAGAAGATTGTACAGATGTTGATACTAAAGAGGATTTTGAATTTGCGAGGTGGAAGTATGAAAACAAAAAACAATGAACTACAAATGACTTATGATTATTATTGTGAAAATATTTTGACGGTTTTATCAAAATATTTTGATTTTTTCTGGATACAACCAAGAAATCTAAAAGAAATTGATAATATCTATGATAGCAAAAAAGAAAAACTTAATCCTTACTTAAATAAATATGATTCTGATGAATTATTGAAAAACATATCTGAACAAGGAATGTTGTTTCCTATTTTTGTTTTTGAAAACGAAAATAAAGAACTAATAACAATTTGCGGAAGACATCGTGTTTCTTGTTTTCAAAAAGATAACGAATTAAAAAATAATTATATTCTAGCAATTAAACCTAAAAATAGATATAGAAACGTATCTCAAATGTCTGTTGAATTAAATCAGCAAAAAATATTAGAGGAAATAGTAATTCCTAAAGAATTAGAAGAATCTTATAAAGAATTCTACGAGAAAAACGGAAAATTCAATATTGTTAATGACGTTTTTGTTTTAAGACCGACGTCTAAATTAGACTTAATAGATTTATATACTAGATATCCAAAGAAAAATAACAAAAAATTATTTGAAACAACAGTAACAGGACATCCATCAATAAATAATTATGTTTATTCTGATAAATTATTTGACGTGAATGTTGTTATTAATATCAATATAGGTGATGAAAATGAAATTATTTATTTGTGAAATAGGAATTAATTACGCATTTGGAAAAGACAAAAATTTATTTCTTGAAAATGCTTTAAACATGATAGACATGTGTGTCAACGCAGCAGAAAGAGCAGGAATTGATAAAGACAAATTGTTAATAAAATTTCAAAAACGAAACCCAGACGTTTGTGTTCCGGAACATCAGAAAAATAAAGAAAAAATAGTTCCTTGGCGAAACGAACCAACAACATATTTACAATACAAAAAAGACATTGAATTCGGTGAAGATGAATTTGAAAGAATTGATAATTATTGTGATATTTTAGGAATTAAATGGACAGCTTCTCCTTGGGACAAAGATAGCATTGATTTTCTAAAACAATATGATTTAGAATATATTAAGATTCCGAGTGCGAAAATAACTGATATACAATATTTAAGAAAAGTTGCTTTGAATTTTGATAACATTATTTTTTCAACAGGAATGAGTACTGAAGAAGAAATAAAAGAATGTTATAGAACTTTGAAATTATATAATCAAAATAACAATATTTCAATATTACATTGTAATAGTTCTTATCCTGCATCAGATAGCGAGTTAAATTTAAGCTATATTATTATATTAAAAAATAACTTTAACAATGCCACAATCGGATACAGCGGTCATGAGGAAGGAATATCTGCATCAATTATTGCTGTGTCGTTGGGTTCTGAAATTATTGAAAGACATGTAACACTTAGTAGAAGTAATTGGGGGACAGATCAATCTGCAAGTATTGTTTATGACCAATTATATAGATTAATGAGAGATTGTGAGAAAGTCAATATTTGGAAAGGAAAACCAGAAAAAGTTGTTTTTGAAAGTGAAGAAAAAATAAAAAAGAAATTAAGAAACTAATAATTATAGACTAACCCTGATGCTTCTTTCTTCTCCACCTAATTTAACTTTTGGACTTCCTATCTTTGCTGGTTCCATATTCAAAACATGTGCATAACCTCCCCAATGATTTAAATAGCTTCCAGTTAAAATATAATGTTTTTGTGCTTCAACTACAGTCTTGTTTCTTTTATCTACTTTATAAAAATTCTGGACGTGGTGAGATAATTGATGAACATGTCCTGCAGCATAAATATCTACATCAATCATTGACTGCATTTTAATAACATTAGCTATTTTTGTATGAGGCATTCTTGCACCACTTGAGCCGTGTGTTGTATACATAGTATATGAATTCTTTCCAACTCTAAATATGTGAGCAGCACCGACACCTAAATAAGGAATGTTTAACATTGTTGATAATATTTTAGATAGATTAGTTCCGCTATGCTTATAAACTCTTGCTTCATGATTTCCAACATGATTTCCAAGAATCAATCCTTCATCTGCTAGAGGTTTATATAATTCTACACAACGTTCTAGCTGTCCTTGAACAATATCATCTTGTTCAAATACTCCTGCACCGACACTTGTCTTAGTTGCTGTTTCTAATTCATCTCCCATTAAAATAATTGGAACATTATGTTCGTAAATCCAATCAAGATTTCTTCGATGTTCATCTGCTGCATATTGTTTACTCCCAATATGTTCATCTCCAACTAAAGCTAAGACTAATTTATCTAGGTCATATTTATGAACATTAACTTTTTGTCCAAGATTATTACGAGCAATTATTTCAGTCCAAGCTGCCTTGTTTTGTGCATTTTCTCTTAAAGACATTTTATCCTCCTCCAAATTTTATAAATTAAATTTATAACTGAATTACGTCTAACAATCAAAACTATAAATTTTTGACTTTCGACATTTGTTTTCATTGTTAGCTATAATAATTAGTTAATTTAGAAAAAAACATTACTGGTTCTTTCCCGTATTGTTCTATGAATTTACTAGAATACAGCTGTTGAATATAAATAAAACTATTATAATGTAATTTATAATTATTTATAAAATTAAAATTGTCTGATAATTCTTCAGACAATAAAAACATTTTTATTGCTGCTTCTGATAAATTAGGTTCGTTAGAATATTGTAAACTTTCAACTAACTCTAATTCTAGTTCTATTATTTTATCTTCTAGACAACTAAATAAATTCATTTTAATTTATATTCTTTCTTTTCATCAAATATATGCCAGACAATTGTATATGAACCTTTAAATATATCACTATTATCATTCCACTTAACTGCGAAATCACTTCTATAATATGTGCTTTCTATCCTCTTCCATTGAAGTTTTCTGTTTAGCCAAGCACAAATAGCATGTCCTACTGGTTTCTTTATATTAACTCTTTTTAATCTCCAAGTTAAATCAGAATAGCCACAATATTTTAATGCTGTAATGATTGCACCATACAACAATGCAGATAAGTCATCACAGTCACCTTCATCATCTTCAGTTACATAATAATCAAAAGCTTGCTGCGGTGTTAACCAATATTCTGCTGTTCCAAAGCTTTCTAAATCAGTATCATAATCATCTTCATCAGATATGAAATCTGTAACCATTTTCCAAACATACCAAATTAAACTATCTTCGCTTGAATAAGAAGATTTTAATCCCAAACTTAATAGCCAAGCTAAATACTTGTCTTGATATTCTTGGTCATCACTAAAATTATCTAAAGAATATCTTACTAATGTTTTCTTTTTTGGTTGCCATTTATATTCTACATTTGTTCCTGAAAGATAGTCAGAAAGAACACTGTTATCAATTGTTTTTTCTTTTAAATTATATATTTCAATTTCTTTTCTTAAATCTGAGTTAATCTGGTTAATTTCTGATAGTGCTTTAGTCATTGAGCTAACTTCTTTCTGTAAAGTTTCATTTTCAGATTTAATTTTAATATTTTCTGAAACTAATTCTTTTCCTCTTAACCCATAGTTAATAAACTCTATTATTCTGTCTTTCATTTTCTACCAAGCCCTCACAGCGAATGCTCGTATCGATGGTGTTCCAGCAGTCGGACTTGAACTCTTTGGAATTAACTTTACAATCAATGTATCTGGTTCTGCAATAAATGCTGTAAAGTTATTTATTGCATTATAATCTAACCAACCAGAGTCATCTCCTCCTGTGTTTGTTAATTTAAATTGAATATCTGCTCCAGTTTCCCAATCTTCTACTATTGCAGTTCCTATTGCGTGGGATATAGTAGAATTAAATGTTCCAGCAGGAATAGTATGGGTTATTATAGACTCTTCTTGTACACCATAATATAATAAATAAACTTTATTATTCCAACTCCCACTGTTGGGAATAAATTGAACTCTCAATCCTTGAACAGATGAATTTAAAACTACCTCACCATTAAATTCAGGGTCTGAACCAGAATCTAATGTTTGAACATCGTTCCAACTAGAACCGTCATAAGACTGGAGTTTAATACTACCATTTGTTCCTTGAGCAGAACATTTAACTCTAACTTTATAGATAGTTTTTGAATCAAATGTTTTTCCTAATTGTTTGGTAGAAGAAATACCGACGAGATAAGCATAATTAGTATCATTATGATTAAACGCATTATTTGGGTCATAAAAACTATCTGGGTCGTGAGTTGTGTCAGTATTACTTGAATCATTTAATCCTATATATTTTAAATTAGTATCATCAAAATAAGGCATACCATAATTAGTTAAATCTACACTATCCTCTCTCCCATTAGAATCTATATAAGCATCTCCCCACATATCATTTGTATCATTTGAATAAACTCCTTCCCGGTCTATAAGTGTTCTACATAAGTTTTTTAATGCAAGACATGAACTATCAGCAGATAATTCTTGAATACTTAAAACAGTGCCGCTATTATCTTTGATTTTTATTTTATTATCACTAGCATCTAAAAAAATGCTATTGTTTTCTACGTTAGAAGCAGTAACTGCTTCTAATTCTTTTCCGCCTATTATTTTTACCATTTTTATTGTACCTCATAGTTATAATTAATCCAACTGCATTTATATTCTTTAGGATTAATGTCTTTAGTAATTAAATTTAAAATTTGTATTATTGATATATATTTCAATAAAAAACCATCAATATCTGTAATGCTATTTATTATCAAACAAGGAACAGTATCTGTTTCGCTAAATTCTTTATTAATTATTTCATATCGATGATATCCTTCTTTTAACATATAATATTTTTCTGTTTTAGAGACAACAAAAGGAACATAAACATCTTTTAATACACTGTTTCTAAAATTATTATCGGCTAGATGTGGATTATTTTCTTTTAATATTTCTTTATTTTCTTCTCTAATTTGAACTTCATATGGATTGATATCAATATCTTTCAATTGAATATGTTTAATTTTTATTTGATGATGTTCAATAATAAAATTTAAAGCTTCATATAATCCTTTTAACATTGTTATTTTGTTCATTCTGTTAAATTACTCCCTAATTTATAATCAATATTTATTGGTGGCGTTATTGATAAAACAGACATAACAGGACCACCACCTCCTAAATTTGTTGTTGTCAATTCTAATTCAATTTTTAAGTCTGTCCAAGAACTAACATCTATTACAGTTCCATCAGATATTGTTGAAATACTAGAACCTGAAGTAGCAGGCAAAGAAGGTACACTATAATTTGACGAAACACCATCATTTGTTGATGCTATTGTTACAATAACATTACCTCCTTCTCTTTTCAAATTTAACATTCCGGCAAAAGTTCTAACACCGACTGCAAAAGGAACTGTACCTCCTGAAGATGTTCTAGCATATCCAGTCAAATTTAAAATTGTCTCTGAATTAGTACCGTCTGTTAATTTTATTGTTATTACTGCACCATTTCCTTCTGCAGAACCTGCAGCAATGGTACCAGCATTTGCTGATATAAAAAAACCTATGGTATTATTTAACAAATAATTTGACAATGAAGGAGATGTAAACTTTCTATTTCCAGAAGAACTTGAACCAGTTAATTTTAATGCAAAATAACCTTCATTAATTATTCCATCTGTATCACCTGAACCAGATTCAGTCCAAATAAATTTACTGTCGTCGCCCCAAAGATAAAACATCTCATTATAATTTGAATTCTGAGATGTTCCAAACGTTGTTTTTCTTTCTATTTCGTTCATTTTTTAACACTCACATTATTTTTTTTCAACCAATCAATTGTTTTCTCATCAACTTTAGTGTCTTCGTAATTTAATTCTTTTTTGAAATATGATTTAGTATTTATTATGTCAGATGGTTCTATCAATATTCCTTCTTGTTTTAGTTCAAAAGCTAAATCGGTAAATTGTGAAAAATGAAGACCTAGTAATCTATGAAATTGCCAAAGGCTGTCTATTTTTATTTTATTTTCTTCAATTAAAAATCTTCCTAAATATTTATCTATTAATTTATCATCAAATAATTTATTATTAAATTTAATAATTAATGGTTTAGATAAACAAGGTCTATGCAAATAAAATGGATATTTTGTCAAATGACAAAGTATTCTTTTATCTTCATCATAAAATCCTTCTTCTATCATTTCTTTATATATTTTTATTCTATGTCTGCCTTCTTCTAATCTAATAGTATTATTACTGTCTAAATATTCAATTCCTTCATAATATTGATATGAATTTAAAGTAACTAAAAAATATGTTCCATTTTTTAAATCGTCTTTAAATGCTTTATTTCCTTGCTGAACATATGGATTAAAATTACTACTTCCTCTATTAGGTATGTCTTTTATCTTGTACCATCCAATTTCACCAAAATATTTTGCATACTTCTTAATAATATATAAATATTGATTGTATATTTTTTTGGCTAAATTTTCTTTCTTCATTTTTCCGTAGTTTTGCTCCCAATTTTGTATTCTGAATTAATTATTGGTGATATTGAAATAAATCCTCTTTCTGCTGCGGAATCACCTGAAGGAACTGCTGATGTTGTACAATATAATTTTATTTTTATATCTGTCCATGTTGAAACATCTATTACTGTCGAAGTTGTAATTAGATTTGAACTTGATGAAGAAGATAAACCGCTTCCTGAAGTACCTGATGGATGATAATATTCCCCTGTTGCATTAGTATTTTCTTCAAATCCTTGCACGTTTATTGTTAGATTATTTCCTTCTAATTTTATATTAAAAAATGCATGAATAAAAGCTAACGCAGCAGCACTTCCTTGATAAACAGATGATGATGCATAGCAATCTGCTAATGTCTGTGAGTTAGATGCACCATCTGTTATTATTAAATATGGGTGTGTCAGTCCATCATATCTTGTATTACCTGAAGTATTATAATATCCAGCAGAACCTCCTCCTGAAAATAAATGTGCTGCAAAAGATATTATTTTTCCAGAATTCAATAATGGTCTTAAGTTTGGTGATATCAATGTAGTAACTGAAGATGAATTTGAAAAACTACTAGCAGCAGAATAATTGTTCCAAAGTCTAATAAATCCTTTATTAATTTCATAATCATTCTGACCGTTATTGTCAGAATAAGTCCATCCGCTATCAGCATATGTCCAAAAATTAAATAATTCTTTTAAATAATCGACATTAGGATTATTTATAGTCTTATTCAATATCTCCATAACCATATTTAAACATCCTCTTCTACAAACATCATAGTGCTAGAATCTCCAGTATTACATATTCCATAATAATCTCCACTATAATCATTTATATTTAATTTTTCACCTGCTTCTACTGGAAAACCATTAGAAGCTGTTACACTAGAATTACTACCAATAAAAACAGTATCTGTTCCAGTGTTTTTAATTTGTAAATTTTCTCTTATTGCATTTGCAGCAATGATTAATACGGCAGACGTAGAAATTGCTATTTGGTCAGTATTAAAGCTCATTGTGTTGCCTCCATATATCTTGTATCTACTGTTCCAGTACTAGCTACAGCATAAATAGCTTCTGTATCTTTTAAATAGATACATTTTCCTGCTTCTAATTCATAACCATTACTAGTTGTTACAGCATTATCTCCTATATAAATAGATATAGAACCATAATTTCTAATCAAAATTCCTTTTCTATCTATATTAGCAGCTTTGATTAATGTAGCTGAAGTTCCTATATCCACATTTCCATAATTTAAATATGGAACTCCTATAGCATTAGATGGTGAAGTAGCAATACCCCCTGTTATAACTGCTTTACCTGCAGTAGCAACAGCAAAAGTAATTACTAAATTATTTTCATCAGTAACATTTATATTTTGAGGTTCAATAATATTGTCACTTGTATCAAAACAAGTAACATTTACATATTTATTATTTAGATTATGTGCTACATTCCAGGTTGTTGATGATGAATAATCTTCAGCATAATAAGCATTATTTACTCCTAAACCACCATATACAATAATTCTACCACTAGTTGCTACTGAAAAAGTAACTGTAACAGCATTTTTATTGTTAGCAGTAACTGAAGCGGGAGAAATTAAAACATTTGTATTATCATATACAAATACATTTGGTTCATCATCTCCTAAATTATGAATCACTGTTACTGATGTTTGTGATGTAAAATCTTCTACATATCTGTCAAAAGAACCTCCTGCTCCACCAGCTCCTCCTTGATTTAATATTCTAATATCTTTAATCTCATTACTAGTTATTGTAGTTGTTGTATTAACAATAGTTATAATAGCCAATACAATATATGTTTCTGGGTCATAGTCAGGTGTAGCTGGAATAGCGCTAGCTGTTCCTTTTAAAACACTTAATGTTCCACTAGCATTGACTAAAATTAAATCTTTTCTGGTATTAGCTGTAGCTTCGGTATCTATTGTCAAAGTTCCTACAGAAGCAGATACAGAAATTTTATCATTTCCAAAAAATATTGTTCCTGAATCTACATCTACAGTCATTGCAGCTGGACTAGAAGGTGTAACTTCACACCCAGTTAATACACTGTTCAAATTAGCGAATGCTAAATTGTTCAATTGAGCTGAATAAACAACTTCTTTTTTATTTCCTTCATATTCTAATGCCATTTTTATTCCTCATTTATACTATTTTGTCATCATTATTTGTTTTACTTAAATTTGTCAAGAATATACCATTTTTAGAGGTATAGTCTATTCTTAAACAATATGTTCCTGCTGCTTTAATTCTAGGAACAATATTTACTATATCTGCAAGTATATTTAAATCTGTATCTTTATCTACTGCAATCGAAATTGAGAAAACCATTTCTCGTACTTCAGTTACAGTAATATCATCAGCATCTAACCCAGTGAAAAAAGATAAAATATTTTGTATGTCAGTCATTGTTCCTTTACCGCTTAAAACATTTAAGTATGATTTTATTTTTGCACGGAAGCTGATATCTGTGTCATACTGTGTACGAATTAAATTATATTTTTTTGCAATTTTATCTAAATCAGTACCAGTAGCAGTGTTTATTTGCCATCCTTCCTTGAAACTTGTTAATGCATTATTAGTTGTTTCAAATGTTGTTTCAAAAGAACTAACGAACTTATAGTTATTACTATCTTCATCTTTTTTCCACCAATCAGGTAGATTATTCAAAATGTCTTGTGTATAAACTAATGTTGTCATTTTTATGCTGTTGTTATTGTAACAGTTCCCTCGCTAAATATTTCATCATCATCAGCAGTTAAATCTGATGTTCCACCATTTATTTGTACTGAAGTAACATTTAAAACTCCAGGTACAAATCTTATTGCTGAAATAATATCACTTATTAATAAGTCTTGTCCAATATCTAAAACATTAAATACTGATGTTATCATGTTTTCTACTGCTGTTTGCACATCTGTTGAATTATAGTTTGTATTAACATTTACTGTTGCAGAAACATTTGTTGAAGTGTATGTTGGTGCAGATATTGTATAACTTATTCCAGCACTTACTTCTGTTTCTGCTACTTCATCCACCCCAGATAATTGTGTTGTTGTTAATGCTCCTGTTGTTCCTGTTACAAGTATTTTTATTTTTCCTAGTCTATTAACATCGTAACTAACATCTAAAACTTCATCATTTGCTGGGTCTGTTCCTCCAATTCCGAATTCAACTTCATTTGTTGAAGTATTCAATTGAAAGTCTGTATTTCTTGTATAGCCTGAAATAGTAAGATTCGCATTATCTAATGCTTGTTCATAATTAAGATGAAATTTCTCTAAAGAATCATCATATGTATGCTTCTCACTTGCAATATTTTCTAACGGAGTATCAATTACTACACAGTCTTTCACATAACTTAATTCTTTTACTGCTGCTTCTATTGCAGGCACTGTTGAAGCACCTCTTAAATCTGCAGCACTTTTAATCCTCTCTCTATATGTAAAATCTAGTTCTTCATCACTTCCTGTCTCGCCTGCTGTAAAATTAAAAATTGTGTTAATATTATTTAATGTGCTTACTTTAAAATTAACCTCTCCTATACTTACGTTTCCACTAGAACCTATCGTAGTTGCTGTACAATCTATTTCATATGATAACGGTTTATAGCTAACTGTTAATGTTGCATCAGAATCATCTGTCTGTAACCATTTAATAACATCACCATAATAAGTTTCAGATGAACCAGCAAACCAGAAATCCATCAATATATCTGATGCTGCTATTGTATCTGAAGTAGCACTTACTTCAATATAAACTTTCAAATAATCAATAGCACTTATGTCTGGGTTTCCGTTAATTGAATCTGCAGAATTATAATCTAACTTAAGTCTTGGCCATTCCCCGTTGCTTCCTCCTGTTTCTAAATCTGCAGGTACAAAGTCAAATTGAAAAGTATCTGTTGAAGATGAACCGTATAAAAAAGATATTTTAACTATCTTACCCATTGCTGTAGCATCTTTAATTCTATAACAAACAAAAACCTGTTTGTTTTCAATATCAGAAGATGATGACAATGTTTTGTCGTATCCAAAATAAACAGATGTTGTTGCTGTTTTTAATAAATTTAATGATTTATCATACTGTTGATAATATGTTGAATTATTAGTAATTGATGCTGCGTCACCAATTGCTGTCCAATCAGTTGTAGCGTTGCAATTATCTAATAATTCAAAAGTAGAACTATCTACCAATTCATCATTATAATTTTCTTCTATTTCATAGTCAGTGTTTTCTGTGAATCCTGAAATACTGATGTTGCTAAATTTTCTATTATTTAATTTATAATATACTAATCCGTTATAATAATCTACAGATAATCCTGTAACATCTGTATAAAAAGTAGTAGCTTCATTTGTTGAAAAATTAATAACAGTGTCTCCATTTGGATTTGTTGAAACTAAACTTCCTTGATTTATTACAAAATCTGAAGTAGCAACTGAAGTTCTAATAAAGCTTACTTCACAAGTTGCTGCTGTTCCTGTTAGTCTGTCAATTCCTGCTGCTTCTCCAATCTCATCTAAATCAGCACCAGTAGCAGTAGATATTTTCAAACTATCATTAATATCTTCTAAATCTTCGTATATGTTTTCAAATTCAGTAGCAAATGACGAAGAAAATATGTCTAAAACACTCCCTTCATTCACATCTACAATACTATCAACATTTTGAATTAAATTCAAAACAATTTCTTCTTTTATTTCATCATATTCTTTAGGTTCATATGTCATTTTTATCACTCTATGTTAAAGACTAAATTAGTCTCTATTGTTTCGTTTATCGGTATGACTGTGCAACTAGCAGTAAGTGTATCAAAACTTATTTCTAATTGTACTTCTGTTATGTCTATTATTCTTGGTTCATTAATGATAGATTCAAAAATATAACCCTTACCCTCATTCTGTGTTAAAATTGTATTTCTTTCTCCTAGCATTAATAATAATCTGCTTCCGTAATTAGGATAATAAGTCAATTCTCCAAGAAAAGTGTTTAATCTGTTTTTAAGAGCTTGTGCTAAATTGCTTTTTCCTGAAACAGTTTTAAAATCTTGATTAAAATCAAACTGAATATCACCATCAGTAAGTTTTATATCTGTTCCTAATATATCTTCTTGTGTTGTCATTTTATATTATATTTAAATTATTTTTAATATATAAAAATAATTATCATGGAGCTAAATTTCCAATACCTCCTTTACATTGAACATATATTTCACCGTCTTTTTTCATATGAATAAAACTTTCAGTATAATCTGTTCCGCCAACATCATACGTGTCTGTCTTTGTTTTTATTATTATTTCACCGTCTGAATTTTTAAATATGTAGCTGTCGTTAATCTGATTAATCAATATCCATTCACCTTCTCCGACATCTAAAATACTATCATTATTATCTTTTCCATCAAAAACTAAGTTATTATTTTCATCTCTTGTTAGTCTGTTTCCTCGCATGAAAGTGTTGAAAACATTTCCTAATATTATTGGTGCATTTGTTTGTCCGTAAAATATTACTAATACTATGTCATCTTTTGAAGGAGGAAATATTGCTCCTTTTCCGTTTCCTAATCCGTTTCCTAATATAGGAACTTCTTTAAATTTCTGTATTCCATTCATCTGAACAATATCGCATGTTAGTTCCTTAACAACTGTATTGTCATCTGAATCTTCATAAGTATAAAGTTTTTCTACTCTGTATAAATCAACGAACATATTTTTATTTATTTCTTGTTGTACGAGTTCTCGTATCATGTCTTTCAAATTTTTCTGAAATAAGTTTAATGTCATTTTTAATGTAGTAATGTTGAATTTTCTGTTTTTGTTAACGTTGTAATTAAACTAGCATCCAATAATGATAATGAATCAGGAGAAATAATAAATTTCTCTGGAAAATCTGCAATCATATTTCTGTATACTTGAACTGTTGCTGAAATGTTTTCTTTTGATATTGTTATTTTAACATTTTTAATTATCCACAACTGGTCATCAGAAACACCTTTAATATATTTTAAATAATTAGAGTTTTTTATATTACAAAGTCTCCCTGGCTGAAGGTCACTAGTATATACTGTTTCAAAAGAAACAACTGAGCTTTTAGATATGTTATACAATTCATTTATAGCAGTATTAAAAGCATTAAAACCATCAAATATATTTCTTCTAAAAAGATATTTAACTCTAAGATATTGCATATTTGGTGAAAAATTAGTTTTATAATTTCCTGCTGAATCAAACGGCTTATCATCTTCATCTGCATCTTCTGGTAATTGTGATTCATAAGAAAACGGATCAAAAGCAAAACCAGTACAGCCAGTACCAACAACATAAACAGCATTATATAAGTTAGTCAAACCACCGAAAGCAATATCATTAACATTTTCATTTAAATCAAAAACTAAAACTTCTGCAGATTGCAAACTAAAATAAGCAGGAGAAAGAACGTTAACAGTTCCGTCTGGTGATTGATATATTTTAACTGCATGATTTTGTTTTACTGTATCAATTCCTTCACCAAAATTTGTAGTACAATTGCATTTTACGATGAAGTAATCATTATGCGTGAATTCATCAAATTTAATAGTTTCAATTATACTGCCTGTAAAAGTATAAATATAATTATTACTAGTATCGTTTACTGTGTTTGTTAAATATTTAGAATATGAAGTTGAAATTACTTCTTCAGCGGTTGAATAGTTGATGTTTTGTGTTGGAATTAAACCGTTTTGTCTTAATCCATCAAAAAAAGTTTGTCTACAAGAAGTAGAAATTAAATCATATTGCATTGAGTTCTCGTAGCAAAAACCCATAGTAGAATTAAATATTAATTTTCTATCGATTGCATTTTCTTTTGATTCATTTACTTCTAAGTCTTTAACAAAAGCATTTACTATTAAATTCATTTCTTCTTTTGTTGCATTATTTGCTTCTGCTTTTGTTTCATATTCTTTATAATATATTTTTATAGAATCTAATTCTTTTATATCTAGTAAAGTCTTCATAATTCTGTCTTTTTCTTCTTCTGATAAATCTTTAGATAATTGTTCAGAAGTTATTTGAGGTAAAGTTGTAGAACCAGTATAAAAAGTTCTATCTATATCATACTCAACTTCAATTGGATTTGATAAATCTATTTCAACTCCGTTTATCAAGACTATGTGTTTTGGTATTATTGATTTCATCTTCTACATCGACATATATTATTTTTTGATTTATGAAATTTAAAAGTATATCTGTCTTTTGAAGTATTATCTGTTTTTTTGATAATAAATTTTTTACATTTCTTGCATTTTTTTACTAATAACATTTTATCTGGTTTGTACTGATACTGGTTCTGGTATTGTTGTTGTATTTGTATAAAATTCATAATTAGCTAATTTAACAATCTCTGGAACTTCCAAATTTTGATTTGAATTTGTTTCATGAATTGCACCATAAAAACTTGTATCATAAACTAAACTAGGGTCTTTCTTTGCTAATAATTCTAGATAATAATCCATAAATAATTTTTCTGCTTCAGATTTTTTAATTTCTTTCTTTTCCACTTTTAAATTCAATGATACGAAATATTTACACATCTTAAAATTAAAGCCATACGAAACATAAAAAACTGATGCTTGAACTAAATCAACAAAAGTCGAAATAGCAGTAAAAACTGCTGCTGTTTTTTCTTTATCTTTTCTGTCTATTAGAAACAAATTCTGATATCCATCCCAAAGTTCTTCTTTTGTTATGTCTGTGTAATCTGTTATTAGATATTCACTGTCAACATCTATTGTTGTTCCTGTGTAATCTGTTGAACCGTCTTGAATACCTTCTAAAACAAGATATGCATCTCTTAATCTTTTTACATAAGACATTTGTGACATGTCTTTTCTATAAGAACGAATATTTGCTGTTCTATTCTCCGTCAGAATCATGCTAAATCCAATACTATTTGTATCGTTGATAGTATTAAATCTTAATGACTTTATGTAATACTGGTTTGAACGATTTTCAACTTTAAATGGTTTAATAAACTCTATTATTTTTGATTTATCCTTTATGTCCATTAATGTCTTGATATTTGCATTAAGTTCTTTTATTCCTCCAGGATTACTTCTACTTGTTTGTAATAAGTTATCCGGATTTGAAGCAAACAAAGTTCCATTTACTGAAATTTCTTCTTGTGTTCGTCCGTTATTAATTACAATAGCACCATCTCCTGTTGCACTTTCTTTAACAATAATAATATTATCTCCTCCAAAAGTATAGTCTTCAGGAATAGTTAAATAAAATGTTTTAGTTTTTCCGCTATCATCTACATATTTTATATAGTGATTATAAGTTCCTAATTCATTTGTCATTTTAAGGTGTCCTCATTAGTTCTTCTTCTATTTTCATGCTTCCCATTCCGTAGTTTCCTGGCATTGAAGTTGAATAATAATTAATGGTTTTATTGTCATTATTAGTTGTTGAATTTGAACTGCCGCTATTTAATCCAAATAATGAGAATATTGAGTTTACTAACTTTAATAACTGTGTTGTTATCCAAAGTAATACTTTCATCAAAGCAGTAAATACTGGCATTAAAATTCTCATCAAATTTGCTATTGTTTCTAATAATCCCATTACAGCATCAACATAATCTGTTGAAGTCATTATATCCATCAAGTCTTCAATAAATTTTGCTGCTTCTTGAAACATTGGTTCTAATTTCTTAAGCATCTTTATTAAATTAACTTGAAAAAGTGCTTTCATTCTTTTAAAGATTGCTTGTAATCTACGAAACGTTGCTTGAAGACCGCCTATATTATATTGAAATGCCTTTTTAATAATCATAACAACGGAAGAAATTGCACCAACTACTGCTAGAATTATTGCTAATTTACCTGCAGCAAGTGTTAATACCTTTATTGCTCCGCCAATATTTTTCAAAAAAGCTTTAGTTGTTCCTGTTAATACTGTCTTAATTTCTTTCCATTTATCAAGCATTCCTTCAATTCCAACCATTTCAAACATCTTCTTGTCCATCTTTTCAAGTTGTTTTGTTATTTCTTTAACTGATTTAGAACCATCATCAACTCCTTTTTTTACATTATCTAAGCTTTTAAATCCTTTTTTTACTCCTTTCAAAGATTGCATGACATTATTTAAATCTTTTAACAACATGTCAAGTTTATCAATGTTTTTTACTTCTACTTCGTATATTGCCATCTTTATCTTCGTTTGCTTTTGATTCTACAGTTTTGTAGTATAACAAATCTTTATAATATCTGTTTTTGTCTTTGTTTGTAAGGTATTGCCAGTCTTGTATTGAGAACCTGAAATGACATTTTATTATTGCATCTCTATGTTTTTCCCAATCAGTTTCATATTCTTGTATTAAATTATCTTTTATTGTTTCAATTAAATCTAATGAACGTCTTTCGCTGGCAATTAAAGCAAAAAATCTAAATCACCATCTAAGTACCTTTTAACATGTACTAATCTGTTTTTTATTTTTGATGGTAAATCAAGCCATTCATCAGTTTTTATTTTTGGTTCTACAACAAATCTTATCAACTTCATGTCTTCAACTGATATTTCTTTTGTTGCTAATTTTTCGCAAGATTGTTCTTCTCTGTTAGTTAAATCCTTAACCCTGTAGTCTTCTATATCTCCAGGCATTTTAACAGTATAAGTACCGTCTTCATTCTTTGTAATTAAGTTTTTTATTTTTTCTGGCAATTGTTTTGCAATATCGCCATATTTTTCTTCTAAAAATTCTTGTTCCATTTTATTCCTCCTTAGTCTCTTTAATGGACTTTAATTCTTTAAGATAATCTATTATCAATATTCTGTCTTTATTTTTGTAACTTACTTCAATACTTTTTTCTAAAATATCTTTATCATTTATTAAAGACATAATATTAATATTTTGTAATTCATCTTCATTATCTAATTTATATTTTAAGATGATTTTCGTTTTAATTATTTTATTTAGTTGTTTCACTTTATTTCACCTATAAATATTTTTAAGATAAGTCTGCTCCTTTAGGCATTATTTTCAATGCAAAAAATTCATAATTTTCTTCGCCTGTATCAAAAGTAAAGTTTTGCGATGTGTTTCCTAAAACAGCTCCTTTTACTACCCATACTTCTCCATCAACTTGGTCAATCCCTTCTAAATCAAAAGAAGGATTATTTCCTGTTTTATAATCTACTAATTCTTGTATAAGATTATTATCACCCCAAGCCCTAATTAAAGTTCCTTGCGGTTCTATTGCAAGTCTTTGGATGGCATATGGATTTCTATTAGCTGCTTCATGTTTATGTTGTAGTGTTTGATTACGAGTTAAAGTTAAACCTTCAGCTCTTCCGACTACATCTCCATCAATTTTTATCTTGATATCAAACAAAGTCTTTGGTGTTGTTGCCATTTTCTATTTACCTCATCTAACTTATGTTAATTGTTAAACTAATATAATCTATTGAATATATTGGTTTTATTGTTATCGTTGCTGTTATTGCATCGTTTGATGCTCCTAATTCTACTACTGATTTGATAGCACTTTCAATTATTTCATTTTCAATTAATGTTGAAGATATAGTGTCTAACCCAGAAGATATTCCAACTCTATTTAAAGAAGTATTTGGTTCTCCTATTTGTCCTTCCAAATATTCTTCATATTGTTCTCTACAATAATCAACTTCGTCACTAATAACTCCTAATTTATAAGGTGAAGTCAAATCAGTATATCTTGTCATGTCCTTTATGCAACGAATATCATTGTTAAAAGTTCCAATTACTACAACTGAATCGTCTAACAATTCTGATTGTTCTGGTTTTGTATATTCTGTATCAACTACTGCTACAATCGGTTTGTTTGTACCAGCAGAACCAACTCCTAATGAACAAAGCTTTCCAGCTAAAGCACAAGCCAAATAAGAACCATCCATAGTTGTATATGTTTCTGTAGATTCATTATAATATTTATAACTTGGTGCAACTAATGTTGCTCTACGACCTGATAAAGTTCTTGCTTTTATTGTTGAAATACTTTCGCTTGCAGTAATTCCTGTTAAATATCTGCTATATTTCTTTTCATCTGTAGCTCTTGTATCTAACTTTCCTTTCATTGTTATTTGGAAAGCATTATCTGTTTTTCCTGGAATTAACAAATATCTATAATCTTCTGTTTCTAAATAAGTATCAAAACCAGTAGTATAATCAGCATCTGCTAAAGAAGTTGTTCCGTCATCTCCACCAGTTAAATATGTTGCTGTTATTGCTGCTACTAAATTAGGTGTTCCTGTTTCTACTTCTGCAGTACAAAGATTACCTGTATTTATTGCTGCTACAATTGCTGCGTTTGTTGCAAGATTATAGTAAGATTCAGTGTCTAAACCGTCACTGATATAAACATCTCTATTACTTCCGTTTGCTACTATTGTAACATATATATTATCTCCATATGTTCCGTCATATTTTGCTGTTATGGTAATAGCATTAACATCACT